TCATGCCTGTAGAAGTGGGTTCTTTGATGGGACTGGCTTCACCAATAATGTTTTTAACAGCATCTACCAAAGATTGGCTTACATTATTTTTTGTAAACATTTTTTTCTCCGTTGTTTTTCTTCTTTTTAATTGTTATTGTTTGAGTTTGGTTATCCGATGGAGTAACCATAGGCTCTTTATTTGAAGCACCACCAAGTGTGCCACCAACACCCATGTCGTTGGCACCAGGATCATCTATTGCTTCTAATACTTTTCTAAATTTATTAAATTGCTTTTGTTCTCTATATGTTACATCGCCAAGACCGGACATGGGATATACTGTTCCCTGCTGGCGTGTATCGTATTCTGGACCTATTCCGGTCACATTTCTAATTCTTTGGCTTACCGACTGTATGTCGGTAAACCGTTTTTTGCTTACTTTTTCTTTGTCCTTGGAGAAATTGGTTTCTTTGGGGACTGGCGAGATTTTGAGGACTGGCTTTTGGGCTTCTGTGTAGGTGCGGAAGTTGTAGCTGCCGCCTCGTTTGTTTGCGTTCCACTTGATGTCGTCTGCGTTGGGGTCGCTGGCTCGATTGTCGGCTGGGATACTGTCGAGTCCGTTTGTTCGGAGCTCTGGTGTGGTTTTAATTTTATAAAATCGATTAGTGCTTTTAACATTTTTTTCTTCCTTAAATAATGAAATATTTCTATTTTTCCAATCACTAGCGATATCACTTATATTGCCAGTATCCAAGAATTGTTTAGTAAATTGATATACTTCCGTAATGTCCTCTTCCTTGGTATCTATATCACCGGTATTATCGAAACCGATAAAATCCACAAATGATTCTCTGAAATATTTAGTATTTTCTTGACATTTCATCCATTTATCATACCGTACAGACTCCACCATCATTCTAGACAATGCTGAGTTTCTCTCCTTACTAACTTCATTTGTGGTATTGACAAAAATCATCATTGTGTCATACCCCAATTCTTCCAATTCTTCTTTTATATATGACAATTTTTCAAAATCATCAGCTGGTCCGTTAATAATTAATGGACCCCTTCTACGAATAGATTCTCTACGGAAATCACTTGTTTTTTCTGATAGTTTTTGTTTATCACTCAAGTAATCTCTGGCTTGAACAAAATTCAATTCTACAATTTTGGACTCTGCAATGGCTTCACGGATTACAATATCTTTACCAGAACCTGGACCACCAGTCACAAAAATGGCTTTAAATTGGCCATGATTATGTGCTTCATGTAGGCCCATACCTTTGCGTGTATCGTGCATGAGGTCTTTTGCATGTTTATCTGACACATGATCAGGAACACCTTTTCTAAATTCTCCAAAGTTTTTATTTTTGGCGTGCTCTCTCATTTTGGTGCCTGACATTCCGGTGGAACCTTCAGCGTCCGGATCACGGTGGCCAGCAGAATGAACAGTAATTTTTTTAAAATCGTAATGGCCGTGTTTACCTTTTACACCATTATATTTGTGTAGTGAATCTTTGAACTCTTTAACACGGTCAGAACCAACAACCACATGAAGGTGGGTTATACCTTGTTTGTGTAATTCGGCAGCATGATGAAAGATAGATGGATGTTCTTTTGAGGACGATTTTAAATTAGTACCTGGTGCATATCTTTTTAAATGTTTAACTTTAGATTCACCAGACAATGGATTTTTTTTAGAATCTTGTGAATGAGATACCACAACAGTATGACCTGCATTGTTTTTATCTGCAACTTCTTTGACCTTATGAATAAGTTTAAGGTGTCCTGTTGTAGGAGGATTCATCCGACCAAAAGTCATCACATGATGTTTCTGTGACGATTCATCTTCTTGAACTAATTCTAAAAATGATTTCATTTTGTCTTTTTAATGTGAAGCGGCCGGAGTAACGGTATAATTTGATGTATCGGATTTTAAAGCATTGCTATTTGTTTTTGGTCTATAGTGAGCTAGTGCTGTATGTGAACCATTTTTTTCAACTTTATGTAGTGTTACTGTAGCACCGTTTCTAGATACAGCATATTTTGATTTTTTATTATTAAAAACTTTATTTAATGGATGTTCACTTCCGGGTGTAACAGTAGATTTAATTTTATGTTCTTCGTGACCCATCACATGAACTTTAGACCAAGGCATTTTGGTATTTGGTGTTAAATGTTTTTTTAACATTTGGCCAACCATTCTATGTCCTTCATCTCCAGTATGGTGTAATAAATGATGTATATGATTATGTAATTCTTCAGCAGTATCTTTATGTACTGGTTGAGCTAATTTGCTTGCCTTTTGTTCAACGGAAGAATGCTTTGTGACATTTTCTTTTTTTCTAACGGCATCAATATGTCTACCCCTCTCAGCTGCAGATTTATCACCGTGACCCATTTCACTATGAACTTTTTTTAATCCTTCTCTTGCAATTTTTTCAGTTTCTAATTTTCTTGTTGGGTGGTCTAACATATGATCCAAATGTATTGCTGGATTTTTAGTTGTTATATTTTTAGATTTTTTGGACGATTTTAATGAAAATCCATCATAATTATGTTCATGTCCGGCACCAAATTCTTCCTTTAAATGGCCAGGAACATATGTTTTTACTGTGATGTCGGATGGATTTTCTTGAGTATCGTTATGTTTTCCTTGTGTGAATTTTCCAATATCTCCTTCTTTAGATGTGTGTCCAACTGCAGCAATTTTAACGTGAGGACCATGTTTTTGTTTTAATGTTTCTATAATTGAACCGGCTGCTGCTTTACCGTGGGCTTGTCTTAACCTAAATTCTTTTTCGTGTGTTTTATTTGTTACATATTTCTTTTTAATGTCAGCTAGAGCTTTTACATGTGAAGTTAAATCTTTTTTATGTTCTGGAGTTCCATAAGTTCCATGTTGTGTATGCATATGATGAATTAAATGTATTGCTGTGGAATGTTCTGTTGTTTTTCCTGAAGGATCATTTCCAAGACCTTCTTCTTTTTTTTCTTCTCTTAGATGTCCTTCGTGATTTTCGTGACCTGCTTTTTCTAATTCATCTTTGGTGGGAGTATCAGCATTATGTTCCCAATGAACTAATTTTGTTATATTATTTAAATTTTTGTTATAAAAAACAGCATGAGAACCGTTAGTATTATTAAAAACATGAACATCAACTTTATGTCCATCTTTTGTTGTATATGTATGGTGTGGTTTTAAATTTGAAAAATCGTGGTCATCACCAAAATTTTCTTTAATTAGTCCGGCACGGTCAAGATATATTCTTAATTGTAAACTTGTCATTTTCTTACCTTTAACAAATTTTGTTTAGCAAATTCTGCACGGTTAACCAATTTGGTTGGTTCATTTTCGTGGTGAACCACAAAGCCTTCAGGTTTAGATTTTTTGCCATCAATATGGTGTTCATAATGACCTTCATGTGTTTCTAAGGATTTCACCAAAGCATTTTTGGCTTGATGTAAATGGTGATGCATCGACAATAAATTTCCATAATGAGCTTTGTGTTTTTCAACATGAGAAATTTGAGATTGACCTTCTTTTGTTTTTTCAGATTTTGATTTTTCAGATTTTACTTTTGCGGCCTGCTTTTCATGAACGTTGTGTATATGTTCTTTAAAACCTTTAACACTCGGAACTTCATCATGTTTTACTGTTTTGTTTATGTATGTTGATAGGTGGCCAGCTTCTCCACTATGTTTTGGATGAACGGCATCATACATCTTGTGACCATGTGTGTCGTGTATTTCTTTGGCTGCAGCCATATGTTTTTGAAAATGTTTTTCATTTTCGGCTGAATGTTTTACTTTGCTTGTATCATGTTCTGCGCCATGAATATGTACATCTGGATGTTCTTTGAATTTGCCCATATCAATATGTGGAGAAGCGTGTTTCATATCATCACTATATTGATGGTGAACAACAACACCAACTTTGGACTTTTTAATCTTTTCTGCTTCTTTACCTTTGGCAGTATATGTGATTGTATTGGGAGTAAACGAAACATCACCTTTTGCTTCTACAATGTAACTTTCGTGTAAGGTCTTTGTGTCGGCATGATGCATTAAATCACCTTGATATACGCCATGTTTTGGTGTAACTTTTGGTAAATGTTTTAATGCGTGTTTGAGTGTTTTTGCTAATCCTGGTGCATGACCATGATTTTTATCGATATCTTTTTCTGTGTGATTAATCTTTGGATTTTTATTGAAGGCCGATTTTGTTGCAACAAAAAACTTACCATTCTTAGGATGGTGACCAAAAACAATTGATGGAGAACCGTCATATTTCATCGTGAGATTGGTGTTTTTATTTTTGCTGATTATATGTTGATGAGCAGCCATCAAAGCGCCATGTGCATGTTCAAAACCAGCATGGCCGTGCATTAATGGTCTATCTTCAGCATGATGAATATGTTTGAGTTCGGAACTTTGTTCCGATTCTTCAGTTAAGAATGACTTAAATGATAACATTGAATTTCCTTTGGATTTGCAACACACTATGGTTGCCGATTTGCTTATTTATACAACATTTAAATCTTGATGGCTAAACTATAAGGATATTCGATTCGATATATACGCCGCCGGATTGTTGGATTTAAAACAATTTTTGTGTCCAAGTTTTGGGAGTTTTCTCGGAAATAATTTCCAGTGGTAGGTGATACTCAAAAGGTCTTGTTCCTCTTGAGTTTATATAATCAATCTGTTTTTGTAGAGATTGTTCCAATGAAATTTTTGTTTTATAACCAAAGAAATATCTGATTTTATCGGCTGAACAGTTGGCGTGTTTTACCTCTTGTGGTCGACCTGGCATGAATACTGGATTTAGTTCGAAATTCAACAGCTTGGCAACAACTTGAGCCAGTTCCAAAATGGTTACCGGATTCTCATCAGGTCCAATATTGAATATTTCTCCAACCGCTTTAGGATTCTCAGCAAATTCCACAAGGCAGTCAACGTCATCTGATATATCAGAGAAACATCTGGTTTGTGAACCATCAGCATAGATAATAGGTTGGCGGCCTTGCAACATCAAATTAATCATAATACTTGCCACATTTCTAAAGGGATCATCATACTTCTGACGAGGGCCAATGATATTGTGTGGAATAGCAATAACTAGTTCAATACCGTGTATCTCGGCAAGATTTTGTAGTAGTAATTCTGTACCATACTTTGCAATACCATATGGGTCTTGTGGTTTACAAGTCATATCTTCGGTGAAAGGAACTCTATCTTGTGTTCCATATCTGGCCATTGAAGAACAATGAACAAATTTAGGAACTCCGGCTTGAATGGCCGCAGTTATAGCATTCACAGCAATTTGCGTTGTGTTCTGAACAATTAATGATGGAGAAAAAACCGAGAGGCCTTCATATGCTGTGCACGCTGTATGATATACAACATCACATCCGGCCATCATATTTTTTAATTTAGTAAAATCTATCAAATCTTCTTGGTAGAATTCTACTTCATCCGGAACATTATCTCGATATCCACCCAATAGATTATCAATACCCGCAACTTGATATCCTTTAGATAAAAATGCATCAGCCAAATGTGATCCTAAAAAACCGGCCACGCCAGTAATAAAAACTTTTTTTATTGCCATTTTGTTCCCTCAAAATCTAACCAATATGTTGTCATTTTGCCTTTTCCTTCTAGTAGATAAAATGGTAAAGTGTGAATTAATCCTCGACTGGATCCATAGTATAACAGGTCTTTAGGTCCTTTGTCAAGAGCCCAAGCGAAATGGCTTGAACCTGTATCGCCACCCACAAATATTTCAGCTGTTGTGATGTGGTAATAGTTTTGTACAAAATTAGTAGAATATCGCCAACCATCAAACGGACATCCTTCTGTAGGCTCACCTTTTTTACAAATTATTTTTTCGTAATCTTTATATTCTTCCGTAGAAAATTTTTCAATAATTTGTTTATATACATTTTCTGGCCAATTGCGCCATTGATTGTAAGGAGCATCAAATAATGGAAATACTGCAATCTTCTTTTCCATTGGTGCATTGTTTGGTATTTTTATCAAGTCACCAGATATATCTCTGAAATCCCAAACATTGACTTTTCTCCAAGGTAATGATTGTTCACCCGGTTCTGTTGAAAAATAGTTAGTCATCTTCAACATTATCTCATAAAATGTTTGACAATGTGTGTCAGAGCTAACATTACCTGGCTTCAAGTGGAATTGAATTAGTGGATTGTTGTTAACTTTTCGTATGTGCTCTAATACATTAGCAACGCCAATCATGTCACCATTACGAACTGTACCAAAGGTGCCTGCTTCAATATTAATAATCATAATAGTGTTTGCAATTCATTTGCATGAACAAGTTTAGCTTTTCGATTCAAATAGAAATGTTTTTCAAATATTTGATTGATGTTCTTGCCATTATCCCACGATACATCATCACCAACTCTAAATTCTGGTTTCCAATCTTCTGCTTTCCAAACACAATATAAAGGAACATTACATAGGTCAGCGAGCATACCAACACCAGTAAAGTTTGTGATAAATGGCTTCTTTAAATTTTTAATAATGTAAGCATTCTCCAACATTGGCCGATTAAAATTAAGAAACTCACAATCTTTTAAATGTGATAGTATATGAGTTTCTCTGCGGTCATCAATATTACCCACCGCCCAGCGGTCACCAACATAATATGCATCTTTCACAGTAATATTATATTCTGGTGTTTTTACTGTGAAATCATCATCAACTTTAAATAACATTCTGTATTTGTCATTCAACCAATTTTCATAACGACAAGTTTCTATTGGTCTATTCGGATCTTTTTTATCCTCTCTAATTGGCCATGAACTTAAATTAATGACATCACCATACATAAACAATTCGTCATCAAAAGAAACATCAGTAAATAAATCTTGATAAAGTAAAAATTCTTTAATGCCATTAAATTTACGCATTTCACTTTTAATCACAAGATCAAATTTAGCAACATCTTTACTTATACCAGCCAAAACAGGCATGGCATTTAAAAAATCACCTAGATTAGAGGTACCACTAACAAATATTTTCATTCAGCAAATTCCTTAAAGGCAACAAACCAGTCCGATTTAGAAACTGGATGTAATTCAAACAATTCTGGTTTTTGTAGATAAGACATTAATAGTAATGTTTGGTCGTCATCAACTAAATCATTTTTAAGTAACTCATTTATGCTATGATACACCATTTTTTCTAGTGTTGGCCACATTTCTTTTCCTGCAACAATACACGGGCCTGTTACATGAACATCATTGTTAAAAATAACATCACTAATATATGTGTTGGGTGTCCACTCTTTAATATTGAAGAAATGTATTTTATTTTTATCAAAAGGATATTTCCATTTCTTAACACCATTGAGTGTTGATTCTTCTCGGCAATAACCAAAATCCATCCATGCAACAAGGTCGGTGGTAATTAAATTATTCTCAATTGCTTTTGAAATGAAAGAGGATTTCAATGCATTGACAATAACATAGTCAGCATTCCAATACTCTGGATTGCGATTTTCTTTAAGATTAATTTTACTTTGATATTCAGGATTTTTTTGTACCTTTGAAACTTTTTCTCTTAGTTCTTGAAAGTTATTTTCGAAATCAACTGTGAGTATATCGGTAACTCGGTCTTGCCTTAAAAATTTAATATCATTGACGAATTCTTTTGATGTGTATACAACCATAGGATTTTCTAATTTAGCCATGTGACCAAATCTTTGTAGGTATGTTTGATTTGTTCGATGTAGATAGTGTGGTAAACCTTTATCTGGTGTCCAGTCACCACGGCCAATATCAAAGAAGGCAGTTACAATCGTTATGTCGTTCATATCCAATAATATTTTTTATAGTTATTAACAATTTCTATTTTTTCTGGTTGTTCATTTACAAATTTATCATAATCATAACCATCGTTTTGATGGTGATGAGTATCTGTCATATAAGGATTTACTGAATAATTCTTACCGCATAAAAAATAATATACAACCATATAACAATCCATATAACCCAAAGGATTATATTTTATTTGAAACCAATCATGATTTTCTTTAAACCACTCAACCACTCTGTCATAATTGTTTAAGAAAGTTGAAACTTTAAATATAGAACCTCCACCACAACCATACTGATCAGTTAAAGGTTTCGTGCCAGAAAAAGATTCAATACTATCTATAATGAAATCAGGAATCACATTTCCAATACGAATATCGTGGCCTACCATTTCCCAATCATCTTCTATTGTAATTTGTTTTTTAATCCAAACATCATCTTCCATCATCATTATATGTGATGTGCCACATTTTT